TTTATATCGTTTTTACTTTGTTTAACCGTTATAAAATGATCTATATTATTATATATCTTAATAATTAGATTTTTCATCTTTATATTATCCTCGTCGTAAATAATATTTTGCTCTCCTGTGCCGTTACATGCGTGGCAAATTTCTGTGTTACCCTCATACCTTGCGTTAGGCACCCAGTAAACGCCGTCGCCTGTACACTCATAACATATTAAATCTTTTTTACTCATATTTATTTTTTTAGGTTTTTTAATGCTTTGTCTTGTAAATATTTTAAATCATGTTGTAAAATATCAATTAACTCTTGTGTTATTTCTATTTGGCTTTTATAACTATAAATATGCCTTAAATAATCATTTATTAAATCTAATAAAACCTCGTTTATAAGTATTTCAGCGTTATAATTAAAATAATTTTCGCCTCTACGATTTTGCCACGTTTTTAGGCCCTCTTCTTTTACTATTAAAATAAAATCTTTGTCGTTTTCTTTTCTTTTTTTACCCATAATTATTTATTTAAAATTTTTAAATCTTCATTATTAAGCGCAACTCTATTACGTTTATTATTTACGTCTTGGAATAATCCTAAATCTAAGTTTAAATTGCTTATTTCTTTGTATGTACCCGCTTTTATAAACTGGTGCCCTATATAAGTATCGTTTTTTACTTCTACTTTTCTAAGCGTCGTTATTACGTTCGTTTTTTCGCGCTCCTTTAAATACTTTAAATATAAATCACTATTAAACCTATCCCAGTTAAAAGCGTATTTATAAATATTATTTACCTCTTCGGTGTAACTTCTAAAATTTATCATTTTTTTTGTGTTTTTAAATTCTTATACATACAAAACTAATAAAAAGTTTCAATTATTTATACTTTTGTAAAAATATTTTTAATTATTATTTATTTAAGACGAAAAAAGCCGAGCGTTAACCCGGCTTAAAACACAATTTAATAAATATGAAAAAATTAACTTTTCATGTTAACCACAAATATAACTAATTAAAGCGGAAAATTGTAACTATCTACTAAAACAGAACTTTTTTTAATTTTATTTATTTGATCTCTTTTAAAATTAAATTCTAAAATTCGACCGCCTAAAGGCTTAGGGGGTGCGCCCCTCTCTATATGCCAA